CCCTAGCAGTCGGCCTCAAACCCAGTCACAGCCAGCTGTACCTGATGCTGCGACTTGAGCTTCCCAAGGTCGAAAAGCTTCGGGTGAGCTTTCCGCAAATCGAGGTACATGCGGTTGAGAAACTGGAAACGGCGGTTATTCCACACGTGATTACGCATGTTGTTGACGAGGGCGTCCGGCAAGTTGTCAAGCTTGCAGCGCATGAGCTTCGCAACATGCTTCGTGAAACGCGTGGGGTGGTAGGTCCACACTCCACTCTGAATCTTGAATTCATGCGAGAAAAACTCAACGCCGTCAAACTTCTCCTTGACTTCGAACTCTTCCAACTCCAAACCCATTTCGGCTCCCGCGGCACGGTACTTCGAGGTGTCGAAACCATCCGGGAAAGACTGGAGGACGTCATCGCCGCCCACCATAATGGTGTACTTCTTATCAAGGGCCTCCTCGACGGTGATGCCTAATCGGAGCTTGATGAGACTGTCGACGATCAACTGACCAATCGAATTGGCCAGGAAGGTCAACACCCACCCGCTCTTCATGGCACCATCCTCCGTGGTGGTCCAGACCGTGCCGTCACTACAACGGTAGCGAGCCCCCTGGCTCACTTCACGAACTGCGCCTCGGACGTCAGTGATGTAGGTGCTCCAATCCTCATCCGACCAAGAGCCATCTTGGACCGCCAGACCAACAAGCACCTCCTCGAGCACTTCGAAAAGGTAACCGTGGTACATGTAGTCCCAGCAGGGTTTGTCGGAACCGTAGATCTTGCGACCTTTAAACCGGTTAGCGAGGTTTTGGATGTTTCCACCCACAACTGGCGAAAAACCGCCGACGACAGGAGAAATACCCCAGTTGTCGACCGAAGCCGACACGAGGTCTTCAAAGATGGCTTGGTGCTTCACCATCTTGTGTAAGGGCATCCCCGTGATGACGCGGGGCATCTTGGCGTCGATCTTGGATGCCTTGGTCGGCTCACTCTTGAGAAAGACTTTGAGGTCATAACTACCGTCCCACTCCTGAAGGACGACTTGCGAAAAACCATCGAGGCCATGGTGCTCCAGCACCTTGCCATTGGTCGGCAAGCCATTCCCTTGATAGGGGTGGCCGGGAGACTTCGAGTCCTTGACGAGTCCGCTATCAAGGATCCTCTTGATATTAGCGGACGTACGGTATTCCGGTTTGGGCACGTACTTGTTGTTCTTCAAAAGTTCGAGGACCAGGCTAGCCGCTTTAAGCTTCTCTTCAGCCGTGGGTGGTTTGACAATAGTCAGTGACCTATCCACGAACTTCTGGAGGTGCTTCTTCAGCGACGTACGCTCAAGTTCCTTGTTGATTTCGGGCCAGACGTACTTTGTGGCGTCGAACCCAAGTTTAGCCAATTCTTCCTTCTTGTTGTCGAAGTACTCCTTGGCCTCGGGTTGTTCAGGCTCCGTGCTCGCACAGTACACTGAGGCTTCTCGCTCGAGCTCGCGAACCCCGCGAGTCACTTGCACGGCGGGGGTCTCAGTGATGTCAGCGCTTTCGTCTTCATACGTAATAGTAGCCACGTTGCGCCGGCGAATCGTGGCTTGTCGGTCGAGCTCATCTTCAAGACGTTCGCGTTCAAAGTAAGTGGGATGATCGCGCTTGATCTCGTCAGACTCGGCGTGCCACACCAACCCTTCCTTGGAAAGGTAAACGTAGTCTTCGTCGAATTCTTCGATAGTAGCGCGGTGACCACGATACTTGAAACCGCGAGTATCATACTCGATTTGCGGGGCTTCGGACGTGTAGTCCGCAGCCTCGTCGGTCTTGCCTTGGTCAAGGTAGAACCAAAGGTACTCAATCCGCAGAGCAATGTTCTTCTTCTCGGAACC